TGAAGGTGTCAGCCGTCCTCGAGCCCTTAAAGGTCCGTCTCATCACCAAGGGTGAGACGATACCCATGGCTTGGTCCAAGCAGATTCAGCGTGGTCTCTCCAGGAGGATGAAGACACTCCACCAGTTCGCCCTCACATCCCGTCCCCTCGAGATTTCCGATTTCCATTGGATCCTCGAGAAGGAGTCTAGAATTACCTTCCGACGCTCTGGCGTAGAGTCATCACTCTACGATCATTTTTGGTCGGACGGTCTCTGGATCTCCGGGGACTACAAAGTGGCAACTGATGGTCTCAATCTCCACCTGACCAAGTTCATCTTCGAGCGCGTAATAACCGCGCTCGATCTCTCTCCTGAGCAGGCTTATGCCGCTCGTTCCGTTCTCTATGAGCAGAAACTGCACTATGGAGGCCGTCCAGACTTCATTTCTAGTCTGTCTGACGCTCTCGAGGAAGCAGGGGTTCCGTACTTTCGTGAGTCAAAGACCAGCATTGCTGTTGACCAGGCGAATGGGCAATTGATGGGTTCCATCCTATCCTTCCCAATTCTCTGCGTCGCCAACATCCTCTGCTATTGGCACACCCTGGAACAATACCTCTACAGCCTCGGAAGGGAGAAACCTCTCCACCTCTCACAATTGCCAGTGCTCATTAACGGCGACGACATTCTGTTCCGCGCCAACTCCGGGCTCTACGAACTCTGGAAGACGAATCTTTCTCTTCCTGGTTTCAAGCTATCCGTTGGTAAGAACTACGCTCACCGGAACATCTTCACGATCAACTCTCAGTGCTTCCACGTCCACACTCCAGGACATGGAATGCCGCCTCCTGAGAATATCCGGGAATCCTTCGTATTCACTGAGGTCAACTACTTCAACGTAGGAGCCCTCATGAACCTCAACAAGGAACCTGGAACGTCGCTCCGTTCCCAATACAGCCTCGCCCTTCGTGGCTCACAGACTCGATCTCGTGCTCACCGCCGATTCGTCCATTACAATCTTACCGAGCTTAATCGTGCCACACGATTCAAGGTCGGTCGGACGACCCGTCCTGGATTCTTCAATTTCTTCGTCCCCGAGGCCCTTTTCGGTCTTGGATTCGAACACTTTGAAGAGTCCTCTCCCGGACTCCCCGCGCCCTCAACCCGTTTGACCCTTCATCAGGCTCAGATGGTTGTGGCACGGAGGCAGGTCCGCAACGGTCACGGCGTGGCTCAGTACTTCGACGAGCTGTTTCCACATCAACTCCGAGAGAAGTTCGCACAAATACAATATGCATCCGATTCTTCCCCTGCACCCTCCTACCCCAAGCGTGTTCGGGTGCTGCCTTGGCAGCTCTCTCAACCCGACACCTCTCTCCAGGACAAGATCCTGGATGAGCCTTCTCCCCTTCTCTACGAGCCTAATAGCCTCATAGGAGAAGAGAAGCCCACCTTCTCGGTCGTCCATCCACCGGCGTCATTAGTCCACCGATACTTGAAAACTCCTCTCAAGGGGAATTACAATATCCTGAACTACCGACCCACCAGTGAGGACCTTGCAGTGTGGAGGCAGATTGACCCAAATCAATCTGCGCCCACCCCCGTCTAGGGGGGAGATCGTCCAGCATTGGCCCACGACGCAAAACTGATGCCTAGGGGTCTCGAGACCTAAGACACCCAAAAGAGATTCCATCATTCCACTCCAGGGTCGATGGGTCCGCTAACCAGGAAACTGGCAGTTACAGACTACACGGGTGTGCAGTCAACACTGTGTCTCGAGATGTATAGTCGCTTGATTGCAACAAGGCAGCACCCGACTGAAATGCAAGTGAAGAAAATCACCACCACCACCACCAAACCGAAGAGATCTGGACAATCACCTTCAACCACAATCACCTCAACGACTCAGGTCGTTCAAGGCAAAAAAAAAAAAAAAAAAAAAAA